GAACTAGAAGAAATGCTACCTCACATAGAGGAGTTCGCTAAGAAAGCTGGCATACAAAGGCTTTACGGCGGTGGCAGAAAAGGATGGACTAGGAAACTAAAACATTTAGGATTTGAACAAGATTATATAGTAAAAAAGGATTTATAAATGGCATCAGGATTAACAGCATTAGGGTCGGTATACTCCGCAGTAAAAGGCGGCGGAGGTGGCAGCTCAACAGAAACAGCTACTATGCCAGCATGGCAGCAACAACAGTATCAAGATTATTACAACAGAGCTAAAGGCGTTTCACAACAACCCTTCATACCCTACACAGGCGCTCAAGTAGCTGGGTTTAATCCAGATCAACTTAGACAGTTCCAAGCCACTAGAGGTATATTTGAATCTGGAATGGGTTATGACCCAACTAAAGCCTTACAAGGTATGGCGCAAGAACAGTTTAAGCCTACTATACAACCTGTTACTGGTTTTCAAGCACCAACCATAGAAGCTACCCAAGCTCCAGGTGCAGCGCAAATAGGTCCAGTATCTACACCTCAATTTAGAGGTTTATTAAGTCAAGACATAGGTGCATATCAATCTCCATATCAACAACAGGTTATAGACCTAGCAATGGGAGACATACAGCGACAAGCTGATATAGCGCGTGGCAGTGCGCAGGATAGAGCAATTAGATCAGGTGCTTTTGGTGGTTCAAGATCAGCAATAATAGAGTCTGAATCACAAAGACCATATGTGGAGCAAATGGCTAGAACATCTGCTGGTTTAAGGCAGTCTGGTTTTGAGCAAGCGCAACAAGCAGCACAAGCAGACTTAGCAAGACAACAACAGTTAGGTATGTTTGGTTCAGAACAAGAACAACAAAGAGCCGTACAACAAGCACAATTTGGTCAACAAGCTGGTATCTTTGGTGCGGAGCTTGGACAACAAAGAAGGATGCAACAAGCGCAGATGGAACAGCAAAGACAGATGGGTGGCTTAGATATAGCTGGCAGAGCAGCGCTAGCACAACCATCATTAGATATTCAAGCGCGTGCGCAGAGAGCAGGCTTGCTTGGAGATTTACAAGGACAGCAATTGAGAGGACTAGGACTTCTAAGCGGTATAGGTGTACAGCAACAAGGACTACAACAACAAGGACTTGGCGTTGCAAGAGGCGAGTTTGACAGAGCGCTTGCATATGCTCCACAACAGCTAGGTATACTTGGAGCTGGAGCAACTGCAACACAACCTTTGGTTTCCAGAACTACAAGCACAAGACCAAGCACAATGGGTGCAATTAGTAGTGGTCTTGGTTTATTTTCAGACCTAGAAGAATCAGGAATATTTGGATAACACATGGCTGTATACGACTTAAGCAATATCAACAAGGTACTAGGTAATATGTCAACTGGGCAACAAACACCTTTGACAAATTCAACAAGTCAATTGATGCAAGATATAAAATCTTTTAAAGCACCAACAGTTCCGCAACCAAAAGAAACCTATGGAACAAGAGTAAGCAATAATTTAATTGGTTATGCTGGTTATGATGCGTCAGAGCCAGTATCTGAAGCAGAAAGAAAAAAAAGAAGATTACAAGGTTTAAGAAAGTTATCAGATAAAATGTCAATTAGGGCAGCTTATTTAACAGGAGATCCTAGACAAATAGCACTAGCACAAGAAAGAGAAAAGGCTATGCAAACTACGCCTAAGGCTGGTTCTTCTAAAAGGCTTAGTGTTTTTGATCCAAAAACAAGACAACCAATCGCTACTGTTTTAGAATCAGATATACAAGGTATCGAATCAGCAGAGGCTCGTGGTTATATAGTTGCTCCATTGACAGGTCCGTCAACTAGTAGCGCTGTTTCTTCAGAAAGATTTGGTGTTTATGACCCAAATACAAATGAGTTGACTGGAAGTGTTTTAAAAACAAACACGAAGGCAATTGCTGAATTTGAAAAAAAAGGAAAAATAATCGGACAACTTAGATCTCCAACAAAAACTTCTAGCCAAGTTGAGTTGTATCAATTAGTAGATAAAGACAATAACTTTATAAAAAATATTACAGAAACAGATTTTGTAAAAGGTTTGACAGATAAAACATTGCCTGTAGGAGCAAAGCTGACTAGTATTCCTACAGGTACACAAGCCGCGCCCACGCCTGAAGAAGGATTAGGAGAAATAAAAGGTTGGGATGACGATGATGGTTTGTTAGACAGAGCAAAAGGTTTTAATGGATTGGTTTCTTCAGGTAATAGAATTATAGAAAACTTATATAAAAATCCTGGCTCTGTATTAATAACTGGAGATATTTCTCAAGTGTTTACACAAATGAGCGAAGAAATGTCCGCAATGGGTTACTTAATAGATCCTAAGAAAAAAGATGCTTTTGTTAATAAGGCTACAAGTAATGTAAGAAATCAGTTTAGAGATCTTGCTGCTTCTACCTCTATCACTGAATCACAGTTATTAGATTTTGCTTATCAAATAGCAAAAGTCAGAGGTCAAGAAGGCAGAGGACTTTCTGACCAAGACTTTAAAAATTTCCAAAAAATTATATCTGCGGGTAGAACAGCAGATCAAAAAATAGCAGCATTAACAAACTTTATTGAAGGCATACAAGTAGAGGTTGAGTCCGCGCTAGGACAAGAGAAAAAATATAGAGAATTGCAAGCTAACAGAAATGAAAAAGATAAAGAGGCGGCTTATGTACTACAAGGAATAGAAGATGTTTACAGTGTCGGCTTTGAACCTATCTATAATCCTTATGCACAACAAACACCAAGTGCATCATCTTTAGAAAATGATCCTTTAGGAATTAGATAACTACAATGCTTAACATACAAGAAGTTAGGTCTAAATATCCACAATACAAAGACCTGTCAGATAAGGAAGTGTTAGATTCTTTACATGGCAAATATTATCCTGATATGCCGATTGAAGAGTTTTATAGTAAAACTGGTTTTGGCATGGAAGAAAGAAGCCAAGCATTACCACCATTAACTAAAAGACAACAAGCTGCTGATATATTAAAGTCAGCTGGCTCTGGCGTATATAAAGGCGCTTCGTATGTTCCAGGCATCGGTGGAGATTTAACACAGCTTGGTAATATGTTGTTGCCAAACTTCATGACTAGACCAATTGCTAGTCATTTTGATGAAACAATTTCAAAAGAACCACAAAAAGGAATTCTTCCTACATCAAAGGATATAAGAACTGGTGTAGAAGCTTTAATACCTGGTTTAGAAGAATTAGGAAGATACCAGTCGCAAACTTCTGTGGGAGGGTTTTTACAATCTATACCAGAATTTGCAATTCCAGGTTTTTTAGGAAAAACACAAGCCGCACAGAAACTAGGTGTGCAGTTAGGCGCTGGCGGTGGCGCGTTGTATGAGGGCGTAGAGCAAGCTACTGACAGTCCAGCGGCAGCAACTAGTGTAACAGTGCCAGCTATGATTGCTGCTAGTGTTTTAGCAGGTCCAACGCAAGCAGCAAAACTCGCTGAAAGAACTTTAAAAGACATAGATCCAAAAACATTAAAAGATGCAATAAATTTAGAGGAAGCTGCAAGGGTTTCTGGTATTAAGCTTCTGCCTGGAGAAACTATAGATGACCCTATGGTCATTCAATTAATTGAAGATATTTTAAAAACAGATGAGGGTTCTGCCTACATATACAACTCTGTAAAAAATAGACCAGATATGGTTGAGGCCTTAATCAATAAACAGGCAGGTCAAATTGCCGATATGCCTGAAAGCCAAAGAGCCGTGTTTGATATGATTGAAGGCGTAGCAAAAGAAACCATACAAAGCGCAAAGGCTGTTAGAGCATCAAAATCACAAAAGGCTGGTTATGGTGTTTCTAATAATGAGTTCTTAGACCCTAATCAGGTATTAGATGTAATAGAAAATATTGATAACATTATAAGAACACAAACATCTCCAAATAGTCCCAACAGAGCAAAGCTATTACAAATTAGAAAACAATTAATAGAAAAGGAAACTAAAGCAAAAGGTAAAAAAGAAAAAGTAATAATACCAGTTACAAATATAAATAAATTAGATAGCACATTTAAGCAATACAGAGATGACGTTTCCAGCGCTAATAAAAATTTAGTTATAGGGGGGGAGAGATTTATAGCTAAAGATTTAAGAGGTAAATTATTTAACTCTGATCAAACAGGTATTCTTGATGATCTTAATTTTCAATTAAATACTAATCCAAATTATAAAGCAGCAAATGAAAAATATTCTGAAATAACCAAGACCTTAGTAAACATTGTAGAAAGAAATGTTTTGGAACTTTCTAAAAAAGGTTTGAATTTAAATAAAATAGAAAACTTTGTTTTTAATCCACAAACAGTAAATGTAAAAGACATTAACACAACACTTGGTACTTTATCAAAAACTGACCCTGAAGCTGTAAAGCAAATTGCTAATCTTTATTTTAGAAATGCTATAAATAAATCTTCTAAAATCAAGAAAAAAGGAAAAGATTTAGGTCAGGGTTTTGAGTTGGTAAAAAATGTTTTCAACACACCACAACAAAGAAAGAATTTTTTAGCAGTCTTGGATCATGTAGCAGATGCAAATAATGTTAGCAGAAAAGATTTTAAAATTGGTTTTGAAAATATGTTTGATATTTTAGAAAGAACAGCAAGAGTAAGTAATATAAATAAACCTGGTTTTGATGTTAAGGGTATTGCTGGACAAACAGTGGTAAAAGATATTGCCATGATGAAAACATTTAATCCTTATGTAAGACTTGCTACAAGATATGGAGAACTAAAAGCAGGTGGTACATATGAAAACTTAGGTAGGCTACTTGCTGACCCACAAGCAACTAGGCTTTTAGTTGAGTTAGGAAAAACCAACCCTCAATCTAAAGCGGCTATAATAAAAACTCTTAATCTAATAGATATAGTTGCGCCAATAGTGGAAAGGCAAGAAGAACAGGCTGTTCCTTTAGGAATAACGCCACAATAACCCTATGTCGCGCCAGTCTGAAAGAGTTGGCCGATCTGGAGAATACTTAGTAGCCTCGTGCTTTCCACTCAATCCGATACAGTTACTGTAATGCCTCACGCCTCTAAGGCTGACATCATCTTTGAGGTTGATAACATCCTATACAAGTGCCAGGTAAAAACACAGAAACAGATAGAGAAGGCGCGGAAGAACTGGCGCTTTGACTTGCGGTGTGGTTCACATTCAAAAAATAGAGAGTACCAAAAAGGCGATATAGATGTTTATGCTTTGGTTGCTTTAGAATGTCAGAAAGTTTTATTTGCTTTGCCTGTTGGTAAGAAACAGATAACCATACAAGACAAAGAGATACAGGCGACTAACTCGCTGGAGAATACCAAAAATCTATTTAAAGAGCTTCGATGTCAACAGACACTTTAGGATTATCGTAATGCTTTACAGAGTTCATACCTAAAGATATTAGATACTCAACCACTTTAGCTGGTTCTTTCTGCTCACTTTTACAAAAGTCCTTAAACTTTTTAGCAAGATGCTTGTTTATATATACAGGTTTCCTACCATTTCTTTCTTTTAAGATACGATCATCAAACTCATATAGATTCATAGTTACCTCATTTATCTAGCGAGAACTCTACAGAATATCTACCAATGTCAGCACCCTTGGCATCAACGCCATGTACCATCTGCAACTCTAAGTCTATAAAGTGTTTTGCTTTTAACAAGTCGGTTACTCTATCAGACTTCTCGCCTTTGCTTCTGGTTATATACTTTAAACAACTACCTAAATTATAAGATAGTTTGTTTGCATATATATAGTCTATAGGTTGTATCTTGGATTGCTTATAATGCGTTCCAGCTACTTGGTTGTTGGTAGCAAGCTTGTCTATAGCCTGATCCCATTCCTGTTCTGTTCCTATATTCGTGTGTGCATATATTGTTTTATTCATAAAAATTCTCCACTTTTTTTATTAGTATTACTTGTAAATTAGTAATATTGGTTTATTATAAACAAAAATATAAATAAAAGGGAAATTTATGGATATATTAGAAAAGAATTTTGACATATCAAACACC